GATAGTGGGTCTAATACATTTGTAGAGGGAACTCTTAATGTAAGTGGAGCAACATCACTTAACGGAGATTTAGTAATCACAGGAAGTTTAACCGCATCATTACAACAAGGATATGTTTGGGTAGGAGATGCAAGTGGTAAAACTACAACTGTTGCAACTTCATCATTTGGTGGAGGTGGAGCAGCATTTCCATTTACAGGTAATGCAGTAATCACAGGTAGTTTAGGAATTAGCGGTAGCATGTTTGGTGGAGTAATTGCATTAAGTGTAGTTTCAACAACTGCATCTGTTGACTTCTCTGCAGCAAATATGTTTACACTTTCATTACCATCGGCATCAACACATATTAACCCAACAAATATAAGAGCAGGTCAAACTGTCAATATACAAATTACTCAACCGACTCCTGGAACAGGTAGTGTAACATTCCCTTCAAATGTTAAGTTTGCAGGTGGAAATGATTATCAAGCTACTACAACAGGGTCAGCAATTGATATGTTAACTTTGGTTTCTTATGATGGAACAAATGTATTAGCAACATCAATTAAAAACTTTTTATAATGATTGCACCAGCATCGTTTGAAGACTTAACTTTTCCTGAACAAGCACTAACATATTGGACAAAATATGAATTTAACCAATGGAGTAGAGCAGGCTTAAATTATTTTAATTCAGGTAGTAATTCAGGTAATACTGCAGTATATTCAACTGCATCTTTACTTCATACTGGCATAGACTCAATTGGTGGAGGTGCTCTTGCAAACAATGGTAAAATGTATTTAGGTTCATATGGAGGTTCTGGTGCATATACTTTAGATACATTAACGGACACAACTGCATCATTAGGTGCAATATCAAGCAATTGCCAATCTGCATTTTATTCTGCAATTACTAATCAAGTATTTTTAGTTATTGATGGTAATGTTAAAGTTATAAATTGTTCTGATGATAGTGTTCAAAACATTGCATTAACATTTGGAGGTCAATCTATTGGATATGGTGTATCACTAGATGGTAATTATGCATATGTAAATAACTTCTTTTCTAGTAAAAATATTAACAGAGTATCTTTAATCAACACAGGTTCGGCAGCTGCATTTTCAGGAAGTTTCACAGGTGACCCATTAAAAGGAACAATGGGTTGGGATAATAAAATGTATATGGGATGTGGTGGAGGAAGCACTGGTATAAAAACATATGACCCTGCAACAAATACAGTTGCAAATTTAGCAGTACCTGGTAAGGGAAGTCTGGGTGATAGTTATAGAGATATTGTTCAACATTATAATGGTTATCTATATTCATTTCCAGCATATAATGCCAATTTTCCAATTATACAAATAGACCCTGTAACTTCTACAATTACAAATGTTGTAGCAAGCATTACTGACCCAAGAGTAGTTTCACTATGTGTTGGTGCAGATGGTAGAGTATATGGTGTAGGAAATGGTGGTGCATCGGGATATGGAGTATCAATATATAATCCAATAACAAACGAATACACACTTGAGTCAATATCAGCAAATAAAAATTGGAACTTAATTAAAATGGGTGCAAGAGGTGACCTATATATGTTTAGCGGTGATGGTCAAATATGGAAAAAAACTTTAATAAATGGTGGTGCATTACAAAAACCATTGCAAGAATATAATGGAATAGTAAGTAGATTACAAAATACATAAAATAAAATTACTACGGATAAACAAATCATTGTTATTATTATATAATTTAGAAAAAACTCAATTATGAACGCAAAACAAGTATTAAGCAAGATAATGACACTTTTAAACAAAGATGAAGTGGAATTAACATATGCAAAATTAGCAGACGGAACAATCGTAGAAAGTCCTACCTTTGATGTAGGCGAATCATTAGATGTAGTTTCAGAAGATGGAACTAAATCACCAGCTCCTAACGGATTTCACGATTTGAAATTAGAAGGTGCAGAAGGTGAAGAAGTTTACATCAAAGTAAAAACCGAAGATGGTAAAATCGTTGAAAGAGAAAATGTAGAAATGGCTGCGGCTGATGTTTCTACGGAAAAAGTAAAAGATTTGCCAGAAGCGGGAACGTATACCAAAGATGATGAAGTTGCTGACCCAGCAGGTTCTGATATCAAAGGAAGTTTAAAGATGGCAGAAGAAACCGAAGAAGTAGAAACACTTCCGGAAGATGCAGGTGAAGATTTAAAACCTGAAGATGAGAAGCCAGAAATCGAAATCGAATTAGGTAAGAAAATGGAAGACATGGCTTACAGAATCGAAGAGATGGAAAAGAAAATTGCTAAAATGGAAGCAATGATGCCAGCACCTGATGAGAAGGTAGCAGAAGAAGTTGAAGAGCAAATGTCAGAAGAAGAACTTCCAAAGTTAGATGGCGCTCCAGTAGATGAAGCAATGAAATTCTCTACTGAAACAAATAAGAAAAACTATGGTAAGAAAGAAGTAAACTCACAATCTTCATTCTTATCTAAACTTTATAAATAAAATTATTAACTTTTTAAAAAAGGAAAAAATGAAAGCTAAACAAAATTTCGCACTTCCTACAATCACCACAACATACGCTGGTGAGGCAGCATCAGGCTACATAGCAGCTGCTTTATTGAGTGCAAACACTTTGGATAAGAAGCTTGTAACTATCATGCCAAACGTGAAGTTCAAATCTGTAATCCAAAAATTAGACGTTTCTGGCATCGTTCAGGACGCATCATGTGATTTCACTACTAGTGGTTCAGTAGCGATTTCTGAAAGAATTTTAGAACCAAAAGAATTGCAAGTTAACTTACAATTATGTAAGCAAGAGTTCGTAGATAGCTGGGAAGCTTTACAATTAGGTTTCTCTGCATTCGATGAAATTCCAAAGAACTTCAATGATTTCTTAATCTCTTATGTTGGTGGTAAAGTTGCAGAAGCAACTGAACAATCAATTTGGCAAGGAACTAACGTAAACGGACAATTCCTTGGATTCCAAGCTGATTTCTCTGCATCTATCGCAGCAGGTGGTTCAACAGCAGTATTAGCAGCTAAGAGTGGTTCAATCATCATCTCTGGTAGTGTAACATCAGCTAACGTATTAGACAAATTAAATTCTGTTGTAAACACAATCCCTGATACGGTTTATGGTAAGCCTGATGTATTGTTGTATGTATCTACTGACGTAGCAAAAGCATATCAGCAAGCATTAGCAGGTGGTGCTATCGGTGCAAACGGATGGAACAACCAAATGAACGTTGGTGAAAAACCATTCAACTTCAATGGTATTGAAATCGTATGGTGTCCAGGTATGAGTTCTTCTAAAATCGTTGCAGCTCAAAAATCAAACTTATTCTTCGGAACAGGTTTACTTTCTGACTACAATGAAGTTAAAGTTCTTGACATGGCGAACATCGATGGTTCTCAAAATTACAGAATCGTGATGAGATACACAGCAGGTGTTGAGTTCGGTATCGGACAAGACATCGTTTACTACGGTGCATACTAATCATTAACTAACTTAACAAAAACTAAAGTATATGGCTTGTAATTTAACACAAGGACGTCAGGAAGTTTGTAAAGAAAGTATCGGTGGTTTAGCCGGTGTCTACTTTATCAACTATACTACTGGCTCCTTTACAAAAAACGGAAGTGGTCAAGTTACCGCTTTACCTTCAGGTAGCACAGTTTATTACTATGAATTGAAGGGAAACAGCGCATATACTGAAACTGTAAACTCCTCAAGAGATAACGGAACTACTTTCTTCTCACAAGAATTGGTTCTTAATCTTAAGAAATTAACAAACGAGATGACTACTCAACTTAAGCTTATGGCTTATGGTAGACCACAGATAATCGTTTGGACAATGAACGGAGATGCATTGTTGGTTGGTGAAAGAGAAGGTGCAGACGTAACTGCGGGAACAATCCAAACCGGGGCAGCATTGGGTGACCTTTATGGTTATTCAGTAACATTCACAGGTCAGGAACAATTACCAGCAGCGTTCTTATCTGGAAGCACAGTAACTAATCCTTTCGCAGGATTAAGTGCTCAACCAACGATTGTATATAGCTAATTCAGTATAGGCTAAACATATATAAACCCAGCCCCGTAAGGCTGGGTTTTTTATTGCTTTTCAATACCGATAGGAAAATTATTGTTATTACTATATAAATACGAGATAATGTTAGCCTATTTCATATCACAATCTAACGATTACACATTCAGAACACAACCTACGGCAAGTTCAGAGTTTACTATGTCCTTAACGGATATGACTACGTTAGAAACATTTAGAGGAACAATAGCTTCTATGTCATACGAACCATACGAAAGTTATGTTTCATTTTCTCTTGCAATAAGTGGTGCAATCGTTGGAGGAGAATATCGTGCAACACTTCTTAATTCAGGAAGTTTAGAACCACTTTGGAATGGTTCAATGCAAGTATATGCATCACAATCTACTGATAAATCAGTTTACGAAAACAAAAACAAACAATATATTTCTCATATAAGTGAGAACAGATACATAATAATGGATTAATATGAAATCACAACAGAAATTTTCAGTTATCAATGTAAATACAAATCAACTTCCAGTTATACAGGAGGATACTAAAACACGTTATTCGTGGATTCCATTCGGTGTATATGGACACGATGATTTCTTTGATGCTGTAACACTTGCATACAATAACTCAACAACAAATGCTGCATGTATTGAAGGTATTTCAGATTTGATATTTGGAAAAGGTTTATACAGTAAGGATGAAGCATTTCAGACTGTATTAGAAAAGATATTGCCTCAAACAGAAACAAAAAGATTAGCATTTGATTTGAAACTATATGGTAATGCTGCATTGCAAGTATATTGGAACGATGACCATACAAAGATAGTTAAAATGTATCAGGTGCCTGTTCAAACACTTCGTGCTGAAAAACTTTATTCTAATCCACGTATAGAAAATTATTACTATTGTGTAGATTGGAATGACCAAAAGAAAGTTAGAGATAAAAAGAAGATACCTGCTTTCGGCACATCTAATGAGAAGATGGAAATACTTTACATCAAACATTATTGCCCAGGTTTATATTATTACGCATTACCTGATTATGTATCAGCATTACAATTTGCAGTAAGTGAAGCAGAATTATCTAATTTACACTTACACAACATTACAAATGGTTTCTTACCGCTTGTAATGGTAAACTTTAATAACGGAGTTCCTGCTCCTGAAGAAAGACAAACAATTGAAGATTTACTTCAGGCTAAATTCACAGGAACAAATAACGCTGGTAGATTTATGTTATCGTTCAATGATGACCCTGCTACCGCACCTACAATCGCACCAATTTCTATTGATAATCTACATGAGAAGTTTCAGTATGTAGCAGAATATGCACAGGATAGAATCCTTGTAGCACATAGAATTACATCACCACTTCTATTTGGTATCAGAACTACAAACAATGGATTCTCTTCACAAAGTGAGGAAATGAAAACGGCATTCTCTATTTTACAAACAATGACAATCCTACCATTCCAAAATCTTATTATAAATGCTTTAGATTATGCATTCCAAATAGGTGGATATGATAGTAAAGAATTATACTTTGAACAATTAACTCCATTAGTAATTCTTTCAACAACTGCGGAAGAAACAGGTAAGACTGTAGAGCAAGTTGAAGATGAAGTTAATGATTCAATGCAAACACCGGAAGAAGGACAAACAGATGCAGAAACAAATCCA